GTAGCTCCTGGATATAATATTTCTCCAATCATCAGGCCTGAGTCCGCATTTTACAGGTTATGCGATCTATTGAATCTCACTTCTGATCCAAGTAATCGATTTAGCGCTACTGCATTTTTTTAATGATTTCTCCAAGCATATCCCGTCAATTGCTAATGTTCGGCAACCATCCATACCAACTTCTGTGCAACCAAACTCAGATGATGCAAATCGAACAAAATTTATAGGGTGGGCAAACCATACTGTTAAGCATGTGACAGCGCATAACCTTGAGAAAACACAAAAAGCTTTTGGGCCAGAAATTCGCAACTATTGTCAGCAAAGAAATATCAGTAGCCGTTGGGAACCAGAGGAAAAATAGAGAGGCAGCTACAAATGTCTGTTCCAAAACCGGCTTAAAGGTGATGCAGGCAAATGATTTTATTTTCCAACTAACTCAATGACCTGATTGTTAGCTGAACGGCGATATGACAGGGGTACTGGTGCAATGCACCTTCGCGAATACCCCTGTCGTATCGCCGGAAAGCAAAAAGCCCCATAAAGGGGCTTCTTACAGAATCAGATTGTCGCTTATCATTGCTGCCATCGTGGCGCAGCTTTGCCAAGCATATTTGAATTATCTAACTTTCTGGCTCAAATTCAATAGAAACGTGTAATAAATAGCACTTTTTGCTAAGTGGCATTTCTCAATTCACTACGCGCCATCAAGAATGCTTTCGCCTGGAATATCTGCAGGCACCATTTAACCCTCAATCGGGCATCATCAGCTGACAGCCACGGAGCAACTTGCTGTAGCTCACGGCTGATATCGCAGATCTTCTTCCTGGTGGTGTAATACCCGACACCCACGATATAAACCGGATCGGTCTGGTCAAACGCGTGAAGAATACACTGCTCTAAAAAATCAGCATCATCCTCATCGATGGCTGTATCAATAATGCTGCGGGCAGGTTGTGGCCATAAAATATCATGAGCGCGTTTCATGACCTGAGGTCCACGGCATCCCTCCTCGCGAGCTTGCTTAAGAGCCTCGGTAAATCGTTCAAGCGCTTTATCTGACCATCGGGTGCCTTTGAGGAATCTCCAGCAGGCATGGCCTTTCGGTATGCGTGGTGCGGTGCCGCCACGAACACTTTCCCCCCAGATGGAAAGAAGAGATTTTATCCAGCCTGACTGCGTTCCTGTCAGCAAAACTGATCTTCCCAGATAACGCTTATGCGTTGCCTTCGAGACTGAATTAAGAGCATTAATGTGCTTTCGGCGCTGCTGCGGTGTCATCGTCTTTTCTCCTTACGCCAGAACGCCCAGCCCAAAGGCCCGGCCCAGCACGTTTATAATCATTTCCGGCTGTAAGCCATACTTCTGCTCGAACTTAACCGGGTCGTTATGTAGTTCTGTGTGATGTTTCCGGCATAGCGGAATGGCGAAGCAGTCGTGGGCCTTTGTACCTACGCCACCCTGCCCCCAGCCAATCAGATGGTGCGCATCGTCGGCGGGCTGGCCGCAGCATGCGCAAGGCTGGCTTTTTACCCAGCGCAGATAGTTTGGTTTTTCCCAACGTGCGTGTTTGGGACGTTTGAAGAATGTTGCCGGCGCTTCTGGATCAACTTTTAAATCGATTAGCGGAACCGCGAGTGGTTGATCAAAATATGGCAAAGCAGCTACGCGTTCTGTAAGAATGCTGGTGGACGTGGCCACAGGCATAATCTCGCTTTCCCGGTATGAAGAAGGGATAGGATCTTTTGGCCGCCTTATCGCACGACGCGCCAGTTCTTCAGTAATTTCATCAGCTATTCCACGATAAACAGCCCACCAGCATATTTCTGCTACGGAGAGCATCCGCTCGGAATTGAAACCGAGCTCTCTCAGAACGACATCGATGATCCAGGTAACAAGATTGCTACGGGCCAGTCCTGACAGGTATTCGGTGGTTTGCTCTCGCAGCTTGTTATCACAACTCCAACACAAGAGAATCGAGCCTGGTGGATGACGCATCACTACCAATTCGTTGTGGTGATAACTGGCGTGCGGGTACTGACAATTCCCGCCGCGGCGAAGCAGCCAGGCATCGAGTGATGACAGACCACCAGCAGCGGAGATTACCTTTTCACTGGTAAAGAAGTGCTGAATCAGAGGATCTTCCCCGAGCGGCTGAGCAGCATCCGGAACCTTACCTGAGGGCAGATTTGCCATATTCTCTGGCTGGCACTCCACCAGCACCCGCCCCTGGGCAAAGATATACATCAGCTCTTTACCGGGTTTGAGCAATACCACGCCCATATTCCTGGCGATTTCCGGTTTCAGCAGAGCTCGCATGGTCCTGCCTCCGTAATAATGATCTGCCCGGTTTCTCCCCAGATTTTTGACACTCTCCCATCCCAGATATGGCTATCTTCACCAAAGAGCGCATCCAGAAGTGATTTTTCCAGGTTGTCTTTATCTGGACGCTGCTGGTGTGGCTGGCGGTCAAACGCAGCTCTTTTCTTTTTGCTCCAGCTCGGAGGCATAGGGAGCACGAAAATAACGTGATACCCGCACTCCGGGAGGGTGATGTTATGCAACCGGACTTCATCGCAGAATGCTCGGTACCGAAGCACTTCGGGGCGCTTTTTCCACTTATCTGCGCGCGTCATCCTCGGCTTTGCGATAGGGGTTATGTTGTAAGTTCGCATCCTCACTCCCAGAAGCGTTGTTGATAGCGCCTGTCCGGAATTGGGCTACGTTTCGACTCAGGAAGGTATGCGCTAACCGTCCAGTGAATCAGATCAAAATCGAGGCTCTTCTCTGTCTTGACATGATTTTCACTGTACCGTGCAATGAGCTGCTCGGCCTGCTCCGTTGTCAGGTTGGAGTGCTGGAACCAGGAGCGTTTCATTGCGGAATACCTTCGCCACTTAGAAACGCCTGCGCACGTTCACAGGAACCTGGCTCGCCGTTGAGCACTTCGCGCAGCAGCTGGATAGCAGGGATATGTGGTTTGCTCGCGTTGATAGCGATCCCGCGAGAGTTGCCAGGCAGCAGAGATATGTAGACCTTTAGGTCGCACGCTGTAAGGTCATCATCAGCAGCATTTGGTGAGTAAGATTGCAGAAGGCCAGTCAATTCCAGCCAACAGCGTGGATAGCCGTTGCGATTGACATAGGCCATCAGCACATCGAAAACGTGCTGCTGTTTGTGGGTGATTTTGCGATTTTGCCCAGTAAGCTCCAGACGAGCGTGATCGTGAGGGCAAACCGGGAAGACATTCATTTTTTGTCGTATTTTTTGCGCCATGGTTTCTCTCCGTGGCGCAGCAGGCTGCTGGATGTTCAGACCAGCTAGAGCATTATATCAGAGTCGCAAATAACACGGTAACCAGCCCGCCGCATTAGCTCGATCATCAGTGACGGCCTGGCAACGATCTCATCATCCTCAAGCGGAATGAATGAGCAAACATTGCCTTTCCGATACATCAAAGCACGATCACTTTCAGGAAATGTCTGTAGTCTGGCTACGATCGATCCGTCATTGCATCTGATGATTACATACCCATTGATTAATGATTCATCTAATTCATTCATCCCATATAACCCCTCTCACTTCACTGTATAAATTCACAGTAAAGCCAGCAGGTCAATTGATCAATCCCCGAGCATTATTTTTTCAGTTCAATTTAATTGCCCCCACAATCATATATTTTTCTTAGCGAAGCACCCGCTAAAGCGGGTGCTTAGTTCAGATTTAGAATGCTTAATCTGGTCTTACATGTATCTTTCTCGCTTTACGTAAGCAGGCATTCCGACGTTTCAAAAAATATAAAACCTCACTAGCATTGCCTGCTAATTCCAGAATGGCAGCATATGCAGTTGCAGCTCTTCTCCATAACCCACGGCTCTCCAGCTTTTTTGCAGTACTCACAGCAGCGCGTATTTTTTCTGGGTCAGAGCGCTTCTGGTGCATGAACGGCAAATCTGCCTCCGGTATTTCAGCGCCCGGAGCGACGGTGTATACGTACTGTCTGCCATTGTGCTGACGGTTAACGACGCCCTGATTTGTCAGGGTTCGCAGAAAGTTACCTGCACAGCTGGAGGTCATATCCAACGCTTCACAGATATCCTGCAGCACACAGCCTGGAATGTGCCGGACTACGATGGCAACCTGTTCTCTCTGATTCAGTTTTTCTTTGGTCATTGGTCAAAACTCGATTATTTGGTTAAACCTTGCGCCTTGAGGCGCTTGTACTCTTCCATCAACAATTGAGCTGGCGTTGGTCCTGCCGGATGGTGCGGCGCCGCCAGTTGACGTCGGATCGGCGGAACGCTCAGGCCGTTTCCAACATGCTTTGTCCACTTAGTGAGTAATTTTTCTGCCAGTCGTTTTAGTTCACCCTCTGTCATTTGCCGTTCAACACCCGTTCTGCGCATTTCGATGCAGATGTGATAGAGCACCGGTTGAGGCCATGGATATTTGTCGCTTCCCGAATACCGGTACGAATCATTCCGCCAGCTGCGGTACTCAGCCATAATCTGATCGGATGTGAGTCCAAATGGATTCGCGCCGCTCCAAGATACCAGAGAAACAAATTCAGCCAGATCAGGAGGCCAGGTGTTTCCCGCGGCGCAGCGTTCCATGCACTGCTGGCAGACCAGCTTGATCTGGGCATCAGTCATCGAACCTATCTGGGCTATCCAGAGCGTCGAAGGCTTCACCCCGTTCTTCTGCGTCCATCGATTCGAGAACACTTCGCCCATTACCTGCCATAGCCGCCATGCTGTTTCCGTCGCCATCAAGTCCATTGCGACGTCGCCACTCTGCGTGCGCTGACTGAATTTGCTGTACAGCTCTGGATGCTGTCTGTCCTGGTCGTATTCCCACATTGTCGGTACCTCCGGTTTCAGGATTGCTCTGGGCTTTGGCCCTGCTCAGATGTCGTGCAAACTTCTGCTCCCACTGGATTTGATGGAATGCTTTGCCTTCGGCCTGCCAATATGTGGTGAAGCTATTCAGCTCTGCCGCGAGGTTCAGCCCCTGCCTGATAGGCATCCCCCATAATTCGGTCTGTCGACGAAACTCTGGCGATGGTTTCCATCCGGCTGACATCGAAAACTTTCCAATGCCCTGCCCCATTGAAAAGCCGAAACCTGGCTGATCGGGATAATCCGGAACCGACTCAACTGGTTCGACCTGTTCAGCCCCATATGTGGGGTTTAGATCTTTATGGTTCCTTGGTAGATTCCCGATCCCGTTTTTGGGTGTCTTTAACGGAAAAAACGGGTGTCTTTGGTCATTTTTAACGCACCCATTTTCGGGTGCCTTTGCTTTAAGGGTTCCGTTTTTGGGTGTCTTTAAAGCCTCCCGTTTTTGGGTGTGTTCAAAATCGACAACGCTCTCTTCAACACCGCTTAGCCGATAGACTGGGATCTGCTTAGTTCTGCCTTTGCGTTCTCCGGTATCTTCAATGAGCCCAATCTCCAGCAGATGTCGCAAACCAGCCTGGACGGTTTTTTTATCCAGTTCAGTTGCCTCTGCCAGGGCTGCAACTGATGGATAGGTACATAAGTCAGCGCCGCACATATCTGCCAGCCAGGTTAAAATCGCCTTACTGGATGATTTTCCGGTCTTAACTTTTTTGGCCCATCGCATTGCGTCAATGCTCATGAACCCTCCCGGTGATATTCATTGGTCATAACTCGATTACATGAACTGCGGCGCTACGGCGGTAATGCTCGCCAGTAGTGGTCCCGCCGCTTCTGCTGGAAGCAAGTTGATGAGCGCTATCGCTGCCTCGCGGATCTCCTGCTCTAATTTCTTGAGTGGCAAACCAAGCAGCTTCGCCTGATGCGCCTCGCTGCACTCTTTCATCGCGCTCGCCACCAGCTCGGCTTCTGTTTTCCCTTGCTTCAGCCCGTAGGCACGAGCAATTTCAATCGGCATCGCGTCTGCTATTGCCGGAGCAAGTTGCATGACGTAGCCGGTGTATCGCTCTGAGGATGTTTCATTCTTCAGATAGCGAAACAGATTCTGTTTGTTCACGGTGATCCCGCGCCCGCCCAGGTCCTTCCAGCGTTCTGCCACCAGCGTCGCAATGCTTTTTTGTGCCTGACCGGGTAAAGATGCCTCCCACTCTCGAACAGCTTCGAGAATATTCCGGCGCTTGATGTTGTCTCGGCGACGTGGCTCATACTGATTTTCAGTTTTCAGAGAAACCACAAGTCGTTGGTTAAAGTGTTCAGCGTTGACAGGCTGCATGTTCAAACTTCCTCTGCAGGTAAACCGTCAGTTGGGTTTGGATAGAGATCTGGACGCAATTCATGAGGCGTGATTCCCGTAGCTTCGAAAACGGGAAGCACTCGAGATGCAGGAACTGCGCCGCTGTTTTTCTTTTTCCATTGGCTGATAGCCATACCGCTGACACCAATCGCCACCGCTAGTTTGTTGGCTGAGCCTGCTGCCTTAATTGCATTATCAAGAGCCGTCATGCGTTGTTCTCCTCGTTGTGGTGAAGGAAATAAAGCATAACTTTATATTGATTGCAAATTTATACCTTATTGGCAGAGTAAACCAAACCTTTACAATGTACGCATGAGACAAAAAAACGAAACGTAGCGAGCAGCTCGTATCGCGTTTAGAAGAGTTAACTGAACGCGGAATCAGCAAAGCTGACATGGCAAGATTTGCTAGCGTTACACCGCAGGCGGTTAACGGCTGGTTCAAGAATGGAGCCATTAGTAAAAAATCAGCTATTGCTATAGCTGAGGCTGCAGGCGTATCAGTGACCTGGCTTCTTGGTGAGGAAGTCTCAGAAAATGCAGGACTCAAAGCAGGCGAGGCAAAGATGCTACAACTCTACCGCCAACTCCCAGAGTCTGAACAAGAAAAAATGATTGATTTGTTTCAGTTGCGGCTTAAAGAAATCGATGATTATGTTGAAAAATATCTGCGTGGAAGAGTTAAAGGCATAGACGAGCCTTAACCTAACCTCATTCCATTAAAACCGGCTTATGCCGGTTTTTTTATGTCTTCAAAACCTGCGCCCACCAGCATCCTCCTCACATAAAGTAAAAACTTACCCTCGCATAAATTAATAATTGACATAAAATATAAAGCAATGCTTTAATCATCTTATGCAGTCATCAAGGCAGGACGCCCACGAAGTAGCTGCCGGCGGCATACGAAACACCGGATGAGATGACCAATTAGAAATGCGCAGCAGGCTGCACCCGTTCCGCTAGCCAGCGATACAGGCAAAAAAGCGCCCATGTGGACGCTTAGCTCTTTAACAATCTGGATATCCCAATGTGATATTAGTATTTCAGCCACGGCTCACCATTACCATTCAGACTCTTAGCTAGCTCAGCTATTGATGGTGGCTCAACATAACTATCATTTTCACTCATCTGAAATTTATTACCGCAGAGCAGGCATTTATTAATATGAAACTTATCGTTTGCAGAGCTATGCATTGGCTGAAGGATAGATATTTGACGTTGATGATAGCAGTTTGGACAGGCGTAGTGCATATCAGCGTCTTCCTTATCGAGAAAGTCCCGAGTGGCGTAAACAATTTGTCCCGAAGCAGTCTTATATTCCGTGTAACGCTCAAAATCTCGCTTTTGCTCATCAAGCTCGTACACATGTCTCTTCAAAAGATTAATTTGCTCATTTTGTTCAGAAAGAAACTGCGCGAGTCGAAGATTTTCTAGCTGTAAATCGGTTAATTGCCGTGATAGCTCATAGGTGGCCTTTTGGATTTCAGTTTCATTTTTCGCATCACGAATAACCCCCAAAAGTTCAAGGGAGGTTTTTATTGCAGTTAGAGAGGCTGTGAGTTCTGTAATCATAAGTTATGCCACTTTTGTTGGGGATATCCAGATTAACCGAATCCTCGTTGTTGGGGAATAACCAGGATCCACCTCGCCTGAAGTGGCTAAAAGCAGGCTTAATGATTGGAGAAAAATATGACCGATTTTGCACGCAAGCCAGCACGACGCCAGGCCGAATATTTGCCCTTTTTCTGGGTTGTCGTTCGACGGGTTTGTTACACACTGGCACAGAAAGGTGATCCCTCCGCCCTTTAAAGCACAAAACCCGCGCAAGGCGGGTTAAGTACCCGGTCAGCCGACCAAAGCTTTCCGGAATCGAGTTTTGACCAATGACCACTACCTGAGGCGGCAATCATCAGCTGTCGGGTATCTTACAACCTGAAGGAACCCAAGCGCAATGAACACATACGCGTATCTCATTAAAGCAAAGGTAAAAGCTGCCGATGCCAAAAACCTGTTTTGCTGGTTCTCCGCAAAATCTGACTCCCGTGCAGATCGTGAAATCCTGAATATCCTGGAAGATAACGGGATCGAAACTGGCCGTGGTGCTGACCACCAGCTGCCGATCAGAACCAACTGGTTCGTTGTTGATGACCTGCCTGAAGAAAAACAACTGGATGACAGCTGGTGCGACCGTTACGAACTGGCAGAAGATGGCCTGAGCTGGCAGAAAATTGTAGTTGCATCTGAGGAGCAGGAGCAGGAGCAGGAGCAGGAGCAGGAGCAGGAACAGGAACAGGAGCAGGAATTTACTGAACAACAGAATAAAGTCGAAAATTCCTGGTGAGAACTCAATCTATGATCTTGCGTTGCTGCCATTCCGTCTCCAGTTGCTCGCCCAGTTCATTTCAGATGATAAGCATGTCCACCGTATCAACTTTCCGACCCGCTGCCAGCTATCAGAAATCGAGCTGGACACTGATAATAGTTACATTCAAAACCTGCTGCTGGCGGCGGAGAATGTTCCTCACATCAAAACCTACGACATGCACGGGTTATGGAAGATCACCACTGCGTTTAAGCAAGTTTTCCCTGTCGATAAACGACACGAACTTGGCCTGCTCATTCAGTTCCTGAATCTTTGGGTCGAAACATCTCACATTGATCGTGGGATCCTCACTAAAGAATGGGCAAAAGGAAATCGTGTCACCTCAGTAAATCGTACTGACACAAACACCAACGCTGGTGGAGGCAATGTCACTGACCGCAACCCAGAGCTGGCGCATAATCTTGATTCTTTAGCTCTGGAAATCGCGCTGGCCACTCTGCCGATGGATTTCAATATTTATGATCTGCCGGGTAGCGTTTATCGTCGCGCAAAAGAGATCGTTTCCAAAAAAGAAAGCCCATATAAGGAGTGGTCTGCAGCTCTTCGCTCAACACCCGGCATTCTGGATTATTCCCGCGCCGCTATTTTCGCGTTGATCCGCAGCGCCAAAAGCGACCTCCATCATTTCCCTGAAAGCCTGCGCACTTTCATCAGCGCTAATCTGACTGAAAGTAACCATGCACAGCCATCCCCCGAAACGCTGGCGGCGGCCCGACACACTCCAGCAATGGATGCTGCCGAAGAGGTTGAACGCCTCAATCCCGATAGTGAGGAGGTTGCACAGGAAAGTGAAGAGCCCTTACGAGTAGAGAGATTCGGCAACGGTATGTTCTCTATCGATGGTTTGAATAACAGCCAACCGAAGAAGGCGATATCCGTCGTGGACGAACTGCGCCAACGCGCTGCTGTAGAGAAATTACGACCAACCCCATCAGTGGAAGCAACCAACAATGAGCAGATGGAAGAAGCTGAGCACAATGAAACCGAAACTGGTTCTGAGGTACACGAAAGCGAAGCAGCAACTCAACCAACTGAAAGCGATGCTGCAGCTACTGTCAAGGCAGATCCCTTAAATATTGACTCCGGTCATCACTATAAGTCAGATGTTGCTGCGCTCTACTCTCACCTGATGATTGATATTGAAAGCATGGGGACTCAAGCTAATGCCCCAATCGTATCGATCGGCGCAGTGTTATTTGACCCAGCAACAGGCCAGCAGGGCGCAGAGTTCTACAAAGCAATCAGCCTAAAATCTGCCATGGCCTGGGGTGCAGAACCTGAGGCAGAAACAATCCTCTGGTGGCTCAAGCAATCCGCCGAAGCCCGCTCTGCAATTGCCATGGACGATACCATTCCACTTGATGACGCATTGCTGCAACTGACGGAATTTATCTGTGAAAACGCTGCAAATGGTCCGGGAAATGTCGAAGTGTGGGGCAACGGCGCGACCTTCGACAATGTGATCGTCCGCAATTCCTACGAACGAACAGGACTCGACTGTCCATGGCATTACTCGAAAGATCGAGATGTCCGAACAATCGTGGCCATGGGTAAATTTATTGGTTGTGATCCGCGGTATGAAATCCCATTCGAAGGTGACGTTCACAATGCGCTAGCCGATGCCAGGCATCAGTCAAAGTACGTTTCAGCTATCTGGCAGCACCTGATATCCAACAGCGCCGAACAATAAACTTATCGGCCCGGATAGTGCCGGGCCGAATGGAGAAATAATCATGCTTCAGATGCTAACTCTTGAAGAATGGCGCGCAGAGAGATACCGGAGCAATCCACCAAGTATGGAAACATTGCGCCGGTATGCGAAGCAAAGCATGTTCACCCCACCAGCTCGTAAAGAAGGCCGTTTCTGGCGGGTGAGAGAGGATGCCGAGTTAACCGGAAATATAACTCAACCAGTGATCTGCAAGTCAGACCCACCGACTCTTCAGAGGATATTATCCGATGGCTGCCAGACCACGTAAAAACAACGTTAGTATTCCTAACCTTTACCCGTTGTACAATCGTAAGGTCAATAAAGTTTATTGGCGGTACAAACACCCAGTCACCGGAAAATTTCATTCTCTGGGTACAGATGAGAAAGAAGCCATAGCTATCGCTACAGAGGCTAACTCTCGTCTTGCCGAGCAACGAACTCGTCAAATTTTGGCTGTCAGCGATCGTATAGCCACCAACAAGGGCAAAGCGATAACTGCAAGCACATGGCTTGACCGGTACTGGAAAATTCAGGAAGAAAGGCTCGCATCCGGTGATATAAAACTGAATACGTTTAAGCAGAAATCAAAGCCTGTTGCCTTGCTGAGAGAGCGCGTGGGCATGAAATCACTTCCTTCAGTTAATGTCCGCGACATTGCAATAATTCAGGAAGAGTATGTTTCCGCTGGCCAGGCGCGGATGGCTCAGGTTATCCGTTCAGTTCTGATCGACGTGTTTAAAGAAGCGCAACATTATGGTGAGGTTCCTCCTGGCTATAACCCGGCACTTGCAACCAAGCAACCACGCCGTCGTATCGAGCGCCAGCGTCTTAGCCTTGAGGAATGGCATAAGATCTTTGACATTGCTAATGCCAATCACAAGTACATGGGAAACGCGATGCTACTCGCACTTGTTACGGGTCAGCGTCTGGGTGACATATCGAACATGAAGTTTAACGATATATGGGATGACCATCTGCATATTGAGCAGGAAAAAACAGGTAGCAAAATTGCGATCCCTCTTTCTCTTCGGCTGAATGCCATTAACTGGAGTTTGCGAGACGTGGTATCACGTTGCAGAGATTATGCGGTGAGTCCTTATCTTGTTCACTTCTTCCGGGCTACGTCACAAGCTGAGCGTGGAGCACAGGTTAAATCCAACACACTCACCACTAACTTCAGCAAGGCACGTGAGGTAAAGCGGAGAGATCAACTGGAGTGATGGAACACCAGCCACATTCCACGAACAACGTTCTTTAGCCGAGCGTCTCTATGAAGCACAGGGTGTTGATACTCAAAAGCTACTGGGACACAAATCACCAAATCAGACAGCTCGATACCATGACGACCGTGGAAAAGATTGGGTTAAACTAGCTTTATG